AATAAACAACAGCCTCTAGTCATGACATACACAATCGCAGTCGGTCTTCCTGAAGTGAACTTCGTTGTAATGACCACAGTCGCTACAATAATCTCCGTGAACACCTTTGGACTGATCTCCTTTCATCAGTCTTCTTTATTTTCAATACCTTTTATAGTTAGCGTAAATTCTGCATCTGCCTGTGGGTGTTCTGGACTGTCTACCATTCTTGCTATTCGTTTCTTACCTGACTTCTTGAAGTAAATCCTATATGTCGCTGCATGACCTACCACATTTCCACCTATTGGTTTGACTGGGTCACCAAACATTATTGAGGGGTCTGTCTGTACTTGGTTTGTAAATATTACAGTTGTCTTGAAGTAATATGATATGTTTTTCAGATGAGTCATCAGTCTTGCTATCTGATTCTGCCTGTCGGCTAGAGTTCCTCTTCCAAGATATTCCTCTCTGAACTGTCCTATAGACCCGTCTATTACCACAAGTCTTGGTTTCTTTATTTCCATTATTTTTGACAATGAGTTAATTGTTCCCATTAATGCTTCTGTTTGTGGAGCAAAGAAATAGGTTATTCTGTTTAATGCTTCTTCCATACTTTCTTTGTCAGTGACATATCCTCTTTCTTTCATTATCTCTAGTATTCTGTTTGGTCGAAATGTATCTTCACAGTCTACCCACACCACACTCTCACCTTCTGATAAAGCCTGAGATGTTAATGTAAAACAGAACTGTGTCTTACCTGATCCAAATTCTCCGTACACTTCATACAAACATTCTGGCTTGACACCACCAGTCATTAGATCGTCTACAGCACTACATTTGGTCTGTAGGGTAGGGGCATTTGACTGATATTCCATCAAGTCTACTACTCCCATATCACTTTTTCTTATTAGATTGTTTTCTTCAAGTATTTTTTGTGCATTGAATACCCATTGATCGGCAGCAGATTTTGTGACACCCGTAATTTCAGAGATTTCTCTAGCACCTCTTACACAGATATCACGTAGAGATGTTACACCAAACCCTGTGAGTTTCTTTTCTGTCACATCGCCAACTCCTCCAAGCTGTTTTATTCCCAAATCTAATTCTAATTTCGTTTCTGGCACACTGTCTGTTGCATCTTCCACTATATTAGTGTTCTGAGACACTTCCTTACTTTGTTTTTTTGTACGTCCCATCTGCCATCAGCTTTATTGTGTTTGTATTTTCCCACCTATGAAATAGTTTAGTAGCCTCAAGATTGCTAACTCCATGCTCTTCTAGTTTTCTCATGAACTCAGTTGTGTTAACCCTACCATCAGAGCTTGCACACTCTTGCCATATCTGGTGATATGTTTGTTCCTTTGACATTCTGCCTGTGGTGAATAGTTTTGACTGCGTTCCACCTGCCTTCAAGTCTATATCGAAGTTTAGGTACATTGATATTAACAGATTTTTTATCACGGTTACATCGTCAATGTCTACTATTGGTTTAAACTTTAGTTTTGCATGTGCCATTGAAAGTCTGATTAAAGCCTCAAGCTGTCTTATACCAACAGTGAACTGAGTGTTTGATGCCTGTCTTAGTTTCTGATATATTGCTATTATTTCATCTCTTACGTTTTTATCCAGTACTGGTGTCTGTTTCTTTGCCAAGTTAATGAACGCCATTAATTCTCTTTCTGTAAACCTGCACGTCTTATCCACATCTATGTTTGTGAAACCATCTAATATGTGATCAGCCTTTGCTTTGTCTTCTATCTGACTTACCTTATCCTTGATTAACCATATCAAGTCGAATCTTGAAAGTAACGGACTTGGTATGTTAATATTGTCCATTAGAGCCAATGAGTCATCATAGTTTCCAAACTTTGGATTGGCTGCTGCGAGAATACTGGTCTTTGCGTCAAGTGTTAAATTGATACCAGCTTTCGCTATGCTTACAGTCTGTTGTTCCATTGCTTCATGCATTGCAGTTCTGTCATCTTTATTCATCTTATCAAATTCGTCAATATATGCATAACCATTGTTACATAGAGGTAATACGCCTGCCTGTGCAATCATTGTTCCATCGGAAAGTTTGACCATTCCAATCGTGAGCCCAGCACTTGTTGTTCCCTTGCCAGAAGTGTAAATGCTTTTCTGTGTTACGGCTTTGCCATATTTTAACATCTCTGATTTTGCCATTGAGGGATCTCCCACTAATAGAATATTTATGTCAGCCCTCTTTTTTGAGGCAACCCCCCCTACTAATTGGAGTATACATGACAACTTAACGTCATTCATACCGTAAATATGTGGTGCATAGCTGTCAATTAGCTTCTTTATGAAGGTTTCTTGTGTGGCTTCCACCCTAATTTCTTTCTCTTCTACATCTGTTGGAAGAATTTCATCTACATCATCAGTGTCTGTCAATGATATTACATCAATATATACGTCATTTTCGTCTTTCTTTTGATTATCAATATCAGATCTAAATATACCAACTACCTGTTTTCTTTGACCTACAAATGCAGATCCTACCTGCTTACCAACTACCTTTGCAGTGTGTGATATTGGTGAGTTTTTTACTGCATCTTCTAATGGTTGTTGCAGTACAACTGTTTGTATGTCCTCTGTCTCTAAATTGGTTTTTTGAAGTTCCATTTTAGTTCCCCTACATGAAGCTCTATTGCATTGTAGGGTGTGTATCTTTCTATCAAACCCTGCCTTTAACCTCACGGTTGTATAACAGTTTGGGCACATTGCATCACAATATTTGGTAAATGTTTTTGCTGGTACTGCACCTATTACAACCGATGTGAATGCTATTGTTTGACCCTCAACGGTTGAGTTTATTTGATTCATTTGTATCTCATCATCTGAGACTAGTTTGACTTCAAACCGTTTGAATACCTCTTGTATTTTTAATCCTGTTAGTTTTTCTTGTTTTACACCTAATACTGCCTTCTTGGCAAGTTCCTTAAAGGCTTCTTCATTCTCTAGAAATATGTCTCCAAATATTTGGTTTGATATGTCTATTGTTAGAGTGTCATCTGGTCTCAATGAGTCTATTATATTAGTCCAATGTGGTGTTGAGAAGATTTCAGTTAGTCTGTCTACTATTGCCGAATCTGTAAAGGTCATATCCTTTTTTCACCCTCTTTCTGTATCAAATTACCTAGCTGTTCATGCCTTTCTTGGAGCTTCATAAAGTCTTCTGGTGATAATTCCCTTACTTTTGTTACCCAGTTTTTGATTGGTGCATAAAATATAGGTAACGAACTCTTATTATTATCCAGAAAGTCTGCTATCTTTGTGTTTATACCATGGTTTCTAACATAGTCTTCTGCCACTACTGCTAAGAATAAGCTCATGCTCATGTGATTTGGTCTCATTTTATCCAAGTCTTCAAAAATTCTCTGTGCATATTGACCTACCGAAAACGTAACAGTCGTTCTATTAAACTTCATATGCTATTGTACTCATACTAATATAAAAGCCTTACTAGCAGCTAGCTAAACATTAACTAACTCTTAGCTAACTAACTTACTTAACTTAAGTTAATTAAGCTTGATGCCTTGTTAGTGTTTATATCTGCTGCAATGTTAAAATATCAATCTGATTACTCAAAACCACTTCATCAGGCATAGCCAGTTTTGGCTCTACCTCTCTTTTTACAAAAGCGTCTACAAATGTTTGTGCTTTTGTGTGTTCTATTAAAGTCTTTAAAGTCTTTCCATCTTTATTTTTCCATGTAAATTCGATGAACATAGGGTCTCTATGGGACATTAGTATTAAAGGTTTCTTGCCTTTCTTTTATAACAGGACTTATAATTCTACAAGGGGTATATAAGCGTTTACAGGGTCTTAACAAAAAAATTTTGGGTCTAAGCCCTATTTTACTCTTGTGAATACTCTTGCTGTTGTCACAAACCCCTTTGAAGATCTTACCAATTCTTTCTTTGAAGTAAGATATTTAAGATGTTCTAGCTTATCTAGGTATTCTAACGATCTTCTTTTATTCCAGCCAAACTTTTTCATTATAATACCTGAGTATACCAAGTCTCCAACATCGATTGCTGCTAATACCTGCATTATTCTAGGTTGTACTATTTCAATATCTCCTAGTTTAATATTTTTAGGTAAAGTAACTTCTGGATCATCTGTTAAAGGTGGTATATTATCACGCCTTACCTGTCGTCTTGACTTCTTTTTCTTTACAGGTGGCAACTCATTTTTCCCTCATATGCATTAAAGCCCGTTGTGGTAGTTCCAATTTCAGTTCCTACTATACCATTCTTTCTGTCCATATATCCATCAACATCGGGCATCATTACCTTTTGGAATGATCCAACATTTACCAATACCACTTTAGATGTGACCCATCTTCCTAAGCCAAAGTCAAACCTATTATACAACTCTTCTTTAAACATCTTCTGATGTAAGTGACCACAGCCATACCAATCAGCTACCTGATTCTGTTTCTGTAATCTCCACATGTTTTCCACAGTTCCACCACCCGATCCGTGCATTAGTGCCAAAGTCCATTCGTGTAATATTTCATTCTTCCACATCACTCTTAGTCCTATCATACCTTTTGCACCGAAGAAATGTATTTTATTCGGAACGCAATATTGACGTTTGAGTAATTCCTTTGTCAGAAAATTGATTTTATATTCGTGGTTTCCCCACATTAAAGCCCAAATCTTTTCATTAATACCCTCATGCGTATATGTTGTAGTCATGTCTGATGTTGTCGGTGTTGTCCAAACCTGTTTAGTGACTTGTTTTTTATGAGCATCGAATAACTTTTGATGAATGTCTTGCCATAAAGCTCTTTGTTCTTCAGGATCATCAAGTGCTTCAGTATCTTTATTCCACCTCTTATCCTGTGGTGTGATTGCATTAATCTGATCTCCACCGAAATAAGTAAATCGGTTTGGAGCATTTCGTATAGCCTTGGATCTCTTTCTGATCGCTTCGAGATCAGTTAACCTACTTCCTACCTGCTCATCACTTATAGGCTCTAAATAAACAGTCGAGTCTTTCTTCAAGCCAAGCTTGTCGAGTTTTAAAATTACTACTTTATCGTACATAGTATACTATAATCGTACTTCTATTTAAGCATATCTAGCACTACCCTAGCCCTACTAAAGTGAGCCCTGCTTGGCATTTGTATCGTCTGATTTACTTTCCCTTCTTTTTTTATTATGATCTTTCCTCTTCTGTTCATTTTTATACCCGTCAGGTAAATGATGTATGCATGGGTCAGCTAGACTGTAAGTTGTATCACAAGATTCACAAAAAGGGTTTATTTTTTTCATAGCATTATTCAATCTTTTTTCATATTCTGGGTGCTCTGGATTAATTTTACCCTGCCTATTCTTCCATTCAACAAGTGGTCTCCACTTACCAGTCCTCTCATGAAAATCTTTATCCCATTCTACCATAATGTATCAAAAAAAAATGAAGGTTGACTAAGCCTCAGGTTTTATA